AAAATTAAAGTCAATAAAATAAATAAAAAAAAGAAAAGAGAAGTAGTAAATATATATAGTAGTTCAGTGGAGATAAAGTTTAACATACTAACATTATCTTTGCGCCCAAATTAATTTAAAATGAAGAAGCTTATTTACCGCTATCGATCTTTGGAGGAGAACTCCAAATTGAATCTAATAGTTATCGCCTATACCCTGTTAACTTTTTCCTTGTTATTTATTTCAGTATAGAATTTTTGTTATACATTTGTTCCACTAACTTTAATTTTATTTCAAATGCAAGAGCAAGGGTATATTGCTAAAGACCTTTCCTTCGACGAAGAGGGCAGGGCAAAACTTATCAGCGGGATCACTGCTATCTCTAAAGCAGTTAAGAGTACGCTGGGCCCACGAGGCAAGACTGTCATCATTGAATCTACAAACCACCTTGGCGGATTAACTGTCACGAAGGATGGGGTCACTGTAGCTAAGAGTATTGATCTATACGATCCCGTTGAGAACATAGCTGTACGCATGGTAAAGGAGGCTGCTAACAAGACAGCTTCCATTGCTGGTGATGGAACCACCACGGCTATTGTTCTTACGGAAGCTTTGGTTCGTTCTGGCATAGAGCATATGTCTGGCGACGTGAATGCTACGGAGGTCATTGGTATCATCCGAGAGAAGGTTGACGAGGTTATTAAAAAGTTAGAGAAGCGATCTCGTAAGGTTACGGGCAAGAGGCTTTTGGATGTAGCCACTATCTCTGCGAACAACGATAAGAGTTTGGGTAAGCTTATCACGGATACCTATAACGAGGTTGGGTTGGATGGCATTGTCACGGTGGAGCGTTCTCAGACGGCAGACACCTATGCTGACATTACTACGGGTATTAAAGTTGACCGTGGGTATAGCTCCCCTTTGTTCATCAACAACCATAAGAAGGATGAGTGTGTGCTTGAGGATGTGAAGATTTTAGTATGCGATGCTGAGATAAATAACATCATGCAGATCGAGACTGTCTTGAAGGATGTGGTTCAGAAGAATGAGAAGCTACTTATCATTGGAACGTGTAGCGTGAATATGATAAACACTTTAGCGGCCAATGTTATGAAGAACGGATTAAAGTTCTGTAACGTCCCTCCCCCAAACTTCGGATACAAGCAGCACGAGCTCATGCAGGATATTGCTTTGGCTGTTGGGGCTACGTACTTCTCTGAGAAGACGGGCGACGATCTTAGCCTTATCCTCCCAAAAGATTTAGGTCATGCACAAAAAGTCGTGGCAGGCAAAGACTCTACTGTTATCCTTACGGGTAATGACATGAGCGAAGAGTGCACCGTTAGGGTAGAGGAGTTGCGTGAGCAGCAGGTGAGAACTAAGAACAAGGGTGAGCGTGACTTTATCAACACGCGTATCGCGAGTTTAGCTGGCGGCATAGGATGCATCTATGTTGGTGGGGATAGTGACATCGAGCAGAAAGAAAAATTTGACCGAGTCGATGACTCGGTATGCGCTGTGCGCAGTGCCCTCCAGGAAGGCATCCTTCCAGGCGGGGGGTTAGCGTTATGGCGTTTGGCTCCTGACCCTTCGCAGAGCTGTGACTATAGGGAGGAGGATCTGGCCAACCGTATTTTACATGACGCTTTAAAATCTCCTCTGCTTCAGATTATGGAGAACGCAGGGTTGGATGGGGAGCGCATCATGGACAACGACGATCTTATAGACGACACCCATGGGTTCGATGTTAAGAACGAGAAGTACGGGGACATGTACAAGATGGGTGTTATCGATCCACTTAAGGTTACCAAGAATGCTTTGATCAACGCGGTGAGTGTAGCCACCACTATCCTTAGCACCAATGCTATTGTAACCCACGCCCGCGCATGAGACCTTGGGAAATAAATATAGGGTTCTATGTGGGTATCCTTATCGGCATAAGGAGTTACGATCTGGAAGACGTAATCTCTCACGTTCTATATCTTCCTTTTATTAATATAGCTTTAACGATAGACAAGTACGATGAAACCGATTGGTAAATATATAGTTATAGAAAAGATAGAGGAGACTTTAAAGACAGAGTCTGGCCTTCTCCTTTCTCAGGAAGATGCTTCTGGGTTTAGATACCAGAAGGGTAGCGTTGTTAAACCAGGCACTGACGTGAGAGCTATTGCTGCGGGCGACACTATCTATTACGACAAAGCGGCGGGACACAGTATGTTCGTTCACGAGAAGCAGTACACTGTTATCCTTGAGCGCGACGTCGTTGTTGTTTTATAAAGTCGTTCATCTCTATTATCATATTCCTGTACACCTTGTCCATATAGGACGCGTCCTTTCTAAAGAGTGGGTTTAGTTGTGGGGATATGCCTATCTCTTCTCCGTTAAGTTTCTTGTATATATTTATCACGAGGCTTCTCCCTTTGTGTGACAGGCGGTATAGTGTTGTTTGTTTCCCTGTATTCTTTCTAAACACTTGTAGCCATCCGTCCCTTAGCAGTCCATGGAACCGTGCTTCATCCCACGACATACACTGCTCGAACTCTTTAAACTTCGTCTTGTTAAATATCCCTTCGCTGTATAGGAACAGGAGCATCTCTATATCTGGGGTGCCTACGTTATATTTCGCTTTGGCCCAATACCGGATGACTCTCCAGTATTTCATGTAGTCTGTATTCTTCATTAAATTTAATTTGTATCTTTGCTACAAAGTTACACTAAACATGACACTATCCCCAACCTGTACTTGCAATTCTGGAAGCTGCTCTTGCGGCGCAGACTTTGCTTCTCCGTCTTTTCTGGACCAATCTAAACTTAAATCTACGGAGGATAAGATCCTTTCTGGGGAGACGGTGTGTAACGTCGACTCTCCTGAAGATTGTGAGAACTGCGGAAGTTAAGCTATGGCTACCAAAAGTAAAATGTCCTGTAATAAAGTTATGCGTTCTGATCGGGCGGGTAAGAAGAAAATGGTCAAGGGTTGCGAGGGTGGCAAAGAAAAGCTCATCCACTTCGGAGCCAAGGGCTATGGCCATAACTATTCTCCTGCGGCGCGTAAATCTTTTAAGGCGCGACATAAGTGTAGCACTGCTAAGTCTAAGCTCACCGCTCGGTATTGGTCGTGCAAAAAACTTTGGGCAGGCAAGGGCGGTTCTACTAAGTCGAGCCCTAAAACCAAAAGAGGAAAATATTAGTATATTTGTAGAAATATTTTATTATGCCTACAGTAAGTTATAAATGTGGAGACACAGGAAAAATGAAAAAGAAAACTTTCCCATACAATGCTATGGGCAAAGCTCAAGCAGGAGAGTTTGCTAAAACTATGGGCGGCTCTATAAAAAACAACCCAGGCTACGGCATGGAAAAAAAAATGACATCAAGTTACTAATTATGAAAAAGCAAGGTTACAATTCAAGACTCGATGAGTCTTTAGGTGCAAAGCACGGAAAGAAGTCTCAGTCTATGAAATCTCGTAGAGACGAGTCTAAGGCTATGTCTAAGAAAGATTACGGACACGCATATGGTGGAGATCACGGTATGAAGTACGAAGGTGTTAAAGCAAGAAACTCTGCTAACATTAGAAAGTAACGATACAATAAAAAAATTATGAATAGAGATTTATCCAGCCCATTAGCTCCTACCTTTGGAGACCCTGTAAAAAGAGCTAATCGTAGAAACGACAGAAAGCTTAAGAAAGCTGAACGTAAAAATGTAGTTGGGGCTGTAAGTCGCAAAGAACAGCGTGATGTAAAAAAGGCAAATAAAACTAACAAGAGGAAACTTAAAAAGTCAGAGAAAATAAATTTATATAAATAAAATGAGCTTTAAATCTGTCGCAAATAAACTTGGAAAGAATTTCTAAAATGGCTGGGCGCACTAAGAAAGGAAAGTTCCCTGCCGTTAAGAAGTCCCGTGAAGGGGCCTTCACTAAGTGGGCGGAGAGCAATGGATTCAAGGACGCTTGTAGTGCGGCCTCTGCTGTCATGAAGAGTACGGATAAGTATTCTGAAAAGGTAGTAAAGATGGCTAACTACGCTAATAACTTCGGTTGTAAAAAATAATGAAAAGAACTCGCATCGCACCCTCAAGAGGTTTAGGTGATACTATAGAAAGGTTCACCACTGCTACTGGAATTAAGAAGGTAGTGGATACTGTAGCTAAAGCTGCTGGTAAAGACTGCGGGTGTGGCGAGCGAAGAGACACTTTAAATAGGGCGTTCCCCTACCAAAAATAAAAAGATATGGCATATCAAAGATTACAAGTCAGTGAGGGTTTAGCAGTTATACCGAGTGATACTGTCCCTATCCCTGACCCAGCAACTAAAGTATTAACGGGCCAAGCAGATTTTTCTGTAGCCGGAGTACTTACTGATACCGCTCCGACTGCATTTACAACGGCAGGTATTCAAACGAATGCTATCGTATATAATATTACTGCGGGTATTGCGTATTTTGTTACAGCAGTTACCGACGATTTAAACTTGGCTCTTTCTCCGAGCTCTGCAGGAAGTTCTACCGATGAGTATGTTATATACAACGCCCCCACTAAAGCTTGCACCCTATACTTAGGTGGCACAGGATCTCTCGTTGTGGAGATGGCTTCCAACCGGGACCAGCATCTTGCTGACGGTTCCGCACAACCTGCCCCTTCATTAACATTTATCGCCGCTCCTGGGAGCGCGTTTTTACCTCTCTTAGTAACTAAGGTGGGTGTTGCCACTACAGCTACTAACATAGTAGCTCTCTGGTGATATGCCTACAGGAATAGGATCAGGCATAGCGGGTGAGGTCTTCACCGACGAGATAGGCAGCGGATCGCGCGGCGGCTCTACTATTTGCCCTACGCGGTACTCTGTAAATTTAAACGGTTTGAGTCAGATTGGGCAGGAAACTGGTACACTGTTAGATTTAGGTACTAATAACTTTTCATATTCTTTTTGGTTTAAAACTTCTGAAACTTCCGTTCAGGGTATTTTTTCTACAGACTTCAACAACACAGGCGTGGGGTTAGATATCTTCCTTAGCGCTTCCGGAATCCTTACGGCTACCTTTGATAGTGTCACCTTCCCTACTACAGCGTCCCTAAACGATGGGGAGTGGTACCATGCGGTGTTATCTGTAGACCGTTCGGGGGATTGGAAGTGGTATATAGATGGTATAAACACTAATACACTTGCCAACCCTGTAGGCACCGCTATATTTGTGGGGAACTACTTGTGGGGGAACTCTTTTTCGACTTCTTTCTTTAAAGGCAACCTTACCGAGCTTTCTATTTGGGGTACCGCTTTAAGTTCGAGCGAGGTCCTTACTATATACAACAATATGTTCGGGTCTCAGACCTGCCTTACCGACTTAACTTTCGGCAGCGGGAACCTTATACAAAACGGTTCCTTCAATGAGATCGGTCCTCAGCTTATAGACAACCCTACGTTCAACGCTCCTACCTCTCCTGATCTAATCGTCAATGGGGACTTTACGGATACGGGTGCGGATGTAATTTACAACGGTGACTTTGCAGACACTTCTATTGCTTTAGGTACGGCGGGTTCGGGATGGGGTGGTATTTCAGGTGATGTTCTACCTGAATATGCTACTGTCGGAACTGATACGGGTGTTATGTTTACAGCGGGGGGATATGTTAGATTACGTGCTATGGATTCAAGCGGCGTTGCTTTACCTTTTTCGACTGGCTCAAGTTATAAATTAACATACACAGTTTTAGAAGCAACAGGTACTGCATATTTATCTGGATACTCAGGAGGTTCACTTGGTCAGATTCCATCTGATGTAAGTGCTACACCCCATGTTTTTTATTTTACAACGGGCGCAGCTACTGAGGTTTTTCAATTTGGAATGGGTTCAGCGGTAGGTACTGTAACTATAACAGATGTTATTATTGAAGAACTCGGTGCGGATTGGACACTTCAGGCTGGAGGCGGTTGGAGTATTGGTGATGCTAAAGCCATTGCAGATGGTTCTCAATCTTCGTTAAATTTATTATCTCAGGATTTAGGTTTAGTTACTGACAAAAGCTATAAAATTTCTTTCAACAGCGATAGAGTAGGTGGCGTTTTATTTGTTAGAGATAGCGACGATACTACGCTATATGCACTTAGCTCTGGAACTGGCTCAACTGTAAATACATTTTACAACACATGGGCAGGAAGTGGTGGCACGTTAAAGTTTTATGCATATAATTACAACGGCTCTATAACAAACATCTCAGTCCAAGAGGTGGACTGGAATTTCGGGGG